GTATTTAATAGTACTTTTACTACTAAAGATCAAATTAAATCAAATCTAGTCAATCTATTATTAACTAGTACTGGTGAAAGGATAATGAATCCTAATTTTGGTACTTTTTTAAAGCGATTCCTATTTGAAGGAATTACAGATAGTAACTTAGAATCTTTAAAAGATAATTTATTAAATAGTATATCAATATATATACCTGATATCACTGTAACTAATATTATTATTACTCCTAACACTGATTATAATTCTATAGACTTAAATGTAGATTATATAGTTAATATTTCACAATCTCCTGATCAAGTAACAGTACAATTTACATAATAATGGCTAACGAAGATAAGAATATATCGTATTTAAATAAGGACTTTGGTGCTTTTAAAGCAGCATTACAACAATATGCTAAAACATATTTTCCTTCAACATATAATGACTTTTCCGAAGCCACCCCCGGTAATTTATTTATTGAAATGTCATCATATGTTGGTGATGTTATGTCATTTTATTTAGATACTCAAACACAAGAGAATTTTCTTCTATACGCTAAGGAAAAAGAAAATCTATATGCAATGTCATATGTTATGGGTTATCGCCCTAAAGCATCATACGCCTCTACTACTACTGTAGATGTATATCAATTAATGCCTGCTACTTCCTCAGACGGAGGTGTAACATTTTCTCCAAATTATAATACCTATGGCTTAATAATACCTGCTAATACTACTATTACCTCGGCCGCTACTGGTATTAAGTTTCTAACCACACAACAAATAGATTTTACAGATACAGGTAGTACTGAAATTAGTTTTGTAGATAGTAATTATTTTCTATTTAAAAAATCTACTGAAGCTATATCAGCTGAGTTAAAAGAAACAACTATATCGTTTCCGGGAAATCAAAAATTTGCTACTACAACTATTACTGATACTAACGTACTACAAATATTAAGAGTTACAGGTAGTGATAGTAATACATGGTATGAAGTTCCATATTTGGCTCAAGCATCGATATTTCAAAAGGTAGCTAATCCTTCATATTCTACAGATCAAGTTCCTTATTTATTACAACTACAAAAAGTTCCTAGAAGGTTTACCTCAAGAATACTATCAGATAATACTTTACAGTTAGAATTTGGAGCAGGATTATCTCAAGATAAAACAGACTCACAAATCATTCCAACCCCAGATAACATTCAATTAGGCTTAGTGCCTGGTATTTCATTACTAACTAATAACTATAATGAAGCATCAGTAATGTTTACTCAAGAATATGGATTAGCTCCTTCTGGAAATTTAAATGTAAAATATTTAGTTGGAGGTGGAATTACATCTAATGTACCTGCTAATGATTTAACTACTATAGATACATCCGGACTTTATTTTAAAAATGGTAATCCTGGAGGTGGAATAGCTACTACTGTATTATCAAGTGTAGTATCTGCTAATCCTAATCCTTCATCTGGAGGTAGAAATGGAGATACAACTGATGAAATAAGGCAAAATGCTCTATATTCATATTCAACTCAATTAAGAGCCGTAACAAAAGATGATTATATTGTTAGAGCATTATCAATGCCCTCTAATTATGGAACATTAGCTAAAGCTTATATTTCACAAGACTTTACTCAAGATGATCTTCAACAAACAGTAGCTAATACCCAACCAGGTAATCCTCTTACTTTAGATTTATATATTTTATCTTATAATAGTAATAAGCAATTAACTACTGCTTCTACTACATTAAAGCAAAATTTAGTAACGTATCTTAACGAATATAGAATGGTTACTGATGCTATTAATATTAGAGATGCCTATTATATTAATATTGGTGTTAATTTTGATATAGTAATATTAAGTGGATATTCAAATAAAGACGTATTAACTAATTGCATTTCAACTATACAAGACCATTTTAATGTAGATAAATGGCAAATAAATCAACCAATTATACTTTCAGATATCCAATCTAAACTTCTACAAGTTAAAGGAGTACAATCTGTAGTTAAATTAGAAATAGTAAATAAACAAGACGCTACTAATACTGTATATTCACAATACGGATACGATATAGCAGGAGCTACTAGACAAGGAAACATATATCCTTCTCTAGATCCGGCCATATTTGAAGTTAGATATCCAAACACTGATATACAAGGTAGAGTTGTTGTACAATAATATTAAATAATAAAAGTATGAACTTAGACAAATTAAAAGGACACATTCCCGACAATGTAATTGCTCAAATTCCGGGAGTAATGGAAAAATTTCAAATCAATACTCCATTACGTTTAGCTCATTTCTTAGCTCAATGCGGTCATGAATCTGGTGGTTTTAGATTAACTAAAGAAAATTTAAATTATAGTGCTAAAGGTTTAATGGGTATTTTCAAAAAATATTTTCCAACCCAAGCATTAGCTGATGCTTATGCTCGCAAACCTGAAAAAATTGCCAATAAAGTATATGGTAGTAGGATGGGTAATGGTCCTGAAGCAAGTGGTGACGGTGCTAAATACTGTGGACGTGGTTATATTCAATTAACTGGTAAAGATAATTATACTGCATTTGGTAAATCAATTAATGAAGATATTGCTGCTAATCCAACAGTAGTAGCTGAAAAATATGCTTTATTATCAGCAGCTTGGTTTTTTAATAAAAACGGTTTACATAAATTAGCAGACGGTGGTTCAACAGATGCCGTTGTAACACAAATTACTAAACGTGTTAATGGTGGTACTATCGGATTAGCTGATCGTATTAAACATTTTAAAGAATATCATGCATTGTTAGCATAAAACAGACTTGTAATTGCTATATTTATATGTAGTAATTACTAATTATGGCTGTTTATAAAATATTCCCCGAAAAGAGTGCAACTCTATATTCATTTTACCCTGCATTAAATACAGGATTAGATGAGATTATGGAACTTAGTACTTTTGAATCTATTGATGGTACTAATGAAGTATCACGCCCCCTAATTCAATTTCCCTCAAGTGAAATAACTGATATAATAAACAATAAAGTATCAGGAAGTGTATTTGATATCTATTTAAAAGTATATTTAGCTAATGCTTCTGAAATACCTTTAAATTATACTATATTTTGCCACCCTGTAGCAGCTAATTGGAATCAAGGCACAGGACGATTAGGTAATTCTCCTCAAACCGGTGATGGTGTAAGTTGGGAATATACAAACCAATCAGGCAGTAATTTATGGATACAAGGTAGCTTTCCTTCAGGTATAACAGGATCTTATAATAATACTATTGGTGGTGGTACTTGGTATAGTAGTTCATTATATGAAGCTACACAATCATTTACTTTTATATCTGACAAAGATATAGAAATAAAAGTATCAAATACAGTAAAAGCCTGGTATAGTGGTTCTATTTCTAATTATGGATTTATTTTAAAACATTCTTCATCTTTAGAATTTACAACAGCTTCTAAATTCGAAACAAAATATTTCTCAGGCGATACTCATACCATTTATCCACCTGCTCTTGAATTTAGATGGAATGATTCAGTATACAATACCGGATCATTAACTGTAGTAACTTCAAGTTTATTTGCCCTTACATTAGGAAATAATAAAGCAGAATACCAACAAGACTCAGTTCAGCGTTTTAGAGTTAATGTAAGAGATCAGTATCCATCAACAGCATTTAGAACTACATTAAGTTATGCTAATTCAAAAGCATTACCTTCTTCTTCATATTGGTCAATAAAAGATTTGGATACTGAAGAAATTGTCGTAGATTATGACACGTCATATACTAAACTAAGTTGTGATGCAAATGGTAATTATTTTGATATCTATATGAATGGATTAGAACCTGAACGTTATTATAAATTGCTTATTAAAACTATAGTTAATAATAGAGAAGTAATAATATCAGATAAAGATTACATTTTTAAAGTTATAAGATAATGTCCCAAATCCCAGTTCAAAAAACTGTATTTAGTAAAGACTCATATGGTAGAGTAGTTGACACCCAATTCAGTCAATTAATAACTCAAGAAGATGAAACCTTATCTTTTTCAGTTGATGACTTTTTTGAATTATATGATCAATTATTTTATCAAATTCCTCGAGATGGAGAAACAAATTCCCATCA